CTTTTCCAACATAGAGGTACCATAAGGAAGTTTTCTATCGTCACCCAATAATCTGAAGTGAGCAATTTCCCATGATTGGAATTCCATGTTTTTGTTTTTCCAAGTGAAGTGTAGTGCCTTTCTATCTTTATCAACTTCTTGTTTTACGTCCGTTGCAATTTTACCACTTGCACCTACCTCATGTCTTTCAATTTCAATTGTAGGTAATTGTTGTACTCCAACAATTCCTTTTTCAGGGTCTAATTTCAAGTAGACGAAGTTATCACCATATTTACACGTGTTTCTTGTCCACATAGGTAAATTGGTATTGATATCTAATGCGTTATTAAATAAGTCCGCCAATACCCCTTTTATTCTTTTTGATTCAGAATAAATTTGTAGAATAAATCCATCTTCATTTGTTGTGGTAGATTCTTCGGCATAAATGTCTAACGCAGCAGAAATCTCAGGAGTATATTCCATCGACTCATAATCGTATTGAGCAGATAACCTTGTTGGTTCATAGTAAATTGCCTGTGAATAAAGGTTGTTTTCTACCTTCGACCATTGATTGGTAAGGTAATATGTTTGTTGTGCTTGGAGTTTTTCTTTCTCGTATTCTTCTCTGCTTTTGGTTCGCAGGAGTTCCTTTTTATCAAACTTAAATGTCGGATAATCTTGGTTGAGAAGTGAATTCGGTCCAAATGTTTGTGACAATCTTTGCCAAACTGTCATATTTTGTTCTGCCATACGTAATTTTACTATTTACCCTGATAATATAAATAGTTATTTAGCACCAAATAACCAACCATATTTTTGATAATCCGCTTTACTGGCTCCATTATTATTAAGGTTCGGGTCCCTACCCATCTGAGGTACCATTGGGTTGAAAAAATCTGAAGAATTTTTATTTTCATTCATCACAGTAGACCATGAATTCAACATGGCTTTTGTATGATTAACAACTTTAGTTAATGATTGAAATGATTTTTCAGCGACATAAATCGCCATGGAAAGACCCATAATACAGTCATCATGTTGTCCTTTCTGGTGGTCGGGTCTTCCATGAATATATATAAAGGTATTCATCTCATTATAAGTTCTGTGGGAATATATTTTGAATCCGTGTCTAACTCCCTCTTCAAATGCCGCAATAATTTGTACTCTTTTTGTGTTGAAGTTAATACCAGGAATTTTTTCATTTATTTTCGGGTCCCACTTCCATTTGTTAGAAGTATCAATTCCGTCAACATATAATCCAGGTTGGTATTGTAATTCTTGCATTTTTCTGGCGGTTGAAACTCCCATACCACCAGTAATATCAATTACACAATAGGCATTGTACATTGTCCCCCACTTATAGGCAATTTCGGCTAATACATCTGGTGGAACTTTACCAACATATTCTAATACTTGTTCCCTCTCATCAAAATCAATAATTTGAATTGATGAAAAGTCCTCAGAGTCACCACGAGAAACGTCAACTCCCATAACGTACTTATGACCATTTACAGGTTCCTTAAAAATCCAAAGAGCGTTACCCATAAGTTTGGCTTGTGGAGGTCTTAGTTGATTTTTGGAAATGTTTTGCATCAACTCTGAATCGAATACGTTATCACCCGATCCTAAAAAGTTACATTCAAGTTCTTGAGCAACTTTACGTCTATCGTACTTGAGTTTTTTTACCATTCCCTCAAACCATGCAGAGCAAGGTTTATACCCTTGTGATATGTAATCCGTTACAATGGTATGGTCTCTTTCATAAGGATTATGATTGGCTAAGTTAATTACGGAATCTATAGGATAATCTTCTCGATTCAAAAGATAATGAACCAAATCATTCGTTTTTACCATGTATAAATCTTTTGTATATCGAGGGTCTCGATACCAAAACATTTCAGAGATTTTGAAATCATTCATACCTCTTAATGCTTGGTCATAGATTTCATAATAGATTGGGTCGTAACCGTTTGGAGTTGAAACTACGATTACTTTACCACCAGTAGATAGTGAGGCCATACAGGCAGACCAGAAGTCTCCATCGGCCTCGATAAAGGCTGCTTCGTCAAAAATAAGAATTGTTGGTGTATAACCTCTAAGAGCATCTTTGGATGTCGCCACCGCTTTAACTTCACATCCATTATTTAATTTGAAATGTCTTTGGGAGTTTTTTTCTACAGAGAATCTTATATCAACCCAATCAGGCCATTGTTCAATAAATGCCCTTATTTTGTTGGCCATTTCCACAGAGGTGTCCAACTTGTTGGCGATGATTAGAACTTTTTCAGGTTTTTCCTTTCTTGCAAACGCAAGTTTTTTTGACGCCCAAGCCGCGGTTACAGTTGAAACCCCCGCTTGTCTGTATTTTAATGCAATGTTTTCGTTGTAGCTTTCGTAATCTTCAAGTAGTGAAACTTGGTCAGGAAAAAGTTCTAATGGGACATACTTTGATACTGTATTATCGTATGTCTGTAAATAAGAACGAAGTGCATAAGGAGTACTCCTCATACACTTCGTATATTCTATAATTAATTGTTCTTTATTCACAAAATTAAATCATATTCGGATTTTTTATGGTCTTGGAATTCCTAAATCTCTATAAAGGTCATCAAGTCCAAAATCATCATCGTCATCGCTACCTTGAGTACCTTCATCACCTTTGAATTCATCATACTCTTTCTTAGATTGTTGTGCCTGTTTCATGATTTCTCTAAATTTTGCAGTTGCACGTTTCACCTTGGACTCGTCTTCAGATATCGCGTTGCCAATAATTTCTAAGAATTCCTTAGCCTCTGTTTTATATAGAATTGAATGAAACCATGGTGTAAGACCTTTGTTTTCATCATCGAACATTTCATCTGGTAATGCAAATCTAATTTTTTCAACAATTTCAGGACCGATTCGAAGTTGCATTGGTTCATTTGATAATACATCAGTTACGTCTCTTACTTGTTGAGACATCTCAGGGTCTTCAGGTAATCCATGTCTACCAATAGATTCTTCAAGACCTTTAATAACCTCATGACATAAAATTGGGAATATTAGACCTTCAGCAACAATTTTGGTATCAGGTTTTTCCTCACCACCTTCTTCGTCCTCATCTTCGTCATTGTTTTCCAACTTAACTTTACCTGCAACACCACTTCCAGTTTGGGACATTTGTTCAATCATTTGTTCCATAGAAAAATAAAGGAAATCATTGATTGCCATTATTCCTAAATAAGCGGGGTATAATCGAGGGTCTATCTCGTCTAATCTTTCTTTGACCTCAGGTTTTTGGAAAATATAATGTCCTTTTTTTGCCGCACCTTGAACCAAAGCGTTAATCATGTTTCTTTTGTGGATTTCCAACTCCCTAATTTCTTCATCGGTCAAATCTTCAACATCGAATGAAGGAATTTCAAGTGGTGGGGTGTCTTGAGGTTTTTTTGGTTTCAACTTGAAGTCGGAAGTATTGATAGGTGCCCTATTTAACTTTGCTTCGATTGTAAACCAATCATTTGGAACTTGTGCCTCTTCTAAACAAGCGTCGATTGCAAGTTGTTCCAATTCTTCTCTGTGTCTACCTTCAATACTCATAATCATAGGAACTTTACTCATCATTTCCTGATAAATCATTCCCTGTACCTGTTGAGAACTAATATCCTCTATTCCAGTAACTTGTTTTAACTTATCCGCCACCTTACCAAATCTTGCGCTTACCAACCTTTCTACGTCCTTAGATCCTTTTTTCAATGCAGGATTTTTTGCATACAAACTTTCAGGACTTCCCAATTTTCGTTCTAATCTTGGGTCCATTCTTTCTGGTCTGTTCCCGTAATCTATTTGTTCTTTAATCTTCGCCATTTTATTTTTTTAATAAATTTAAGATAACATCAATTACTTCTTGTTTAGCATCCTCAGGAGATATTTTTCCAGCTTTTGGTGCAATTTCTTCACCAGGTCTTGGATTTTTTCCAGGGTGTGAAGGTCTCGTTGTTGGTTTGGTGCCAGGTTTGGTAATTGGCTTAGATGGAGCGGTTGTCGGTTCCGCAGCCTTTGGTGCAATTTCCTCCCCTGGTCTTGGATTTTTTCCCGGATGTGAAGGTCTTGTTCCAGGTTTTGTATCTGGCTTTGTAGTTGGTTTTGCAGGTGCGGTAAGTGGTGAATTCGCTTCTGAAAGATATTTCAATAAGTCACCCTTAGTAATTCTCGGTAGTATGTTTCTTTCCAC